CGACTGGTCTTTGGTATATCGAGAATTCTCGTACATCCATCAATGAAGACGATCCCGTCTCAGAGATGAACACGCTTCTATGGAATAGTGGTCGTGATAAAGACAAGAATACAGCTCGAGAACGCAAACGTAGATTACATTACGTGTCAAACGTACAGGTTATATCTGATTCAGCTAATCCAGCTGCAGAAGGTAATGTATATCTTTATACGTATGGTAAAAAAATCTTTGATAAACTATCAGAGGCAATGCAACCAGAATTTGAAGATGAAACTCCACTTAATCCTTTTGATCTCTGGAAAGGTGCATCATTCAAATTAAAAATTCGTATGGTAGAGGGTTACTGGAATTATGATAAATCTGCATTCTCAGAACCATCGCAATTCAAGGCGTCTGATGATGAAATGGAAAAGATTTGGGGAAAGTGTCATTCCTTAGCGGAATTAGTTGCTCCAGATAAGTTCAAATCATATGATGAGCTTAAAGCTAAACTTAATGATGTATTAGGAACAACAATGCCAGAAACACCAACATCACAACCACAAGTTCAAGAATCAATTCCTGAACAAAAAGAACCAGTTGTTGAATCAGGCGATGCAATGTCTTATTTCGAAAAGTTAGCTAACTCTTAACGGTACTTAATACCCTTGTTGGGGGAACGCACTTTTATTCAAACTCATTGAAGTCATATCAGTGTCATGCGTTCCCTCTTTTTTAATAGTTGTATTATGATTGACCGTTGGTGCTGAAACTATATTCGTATCGCTCGATTTCTTTCCCCAATTACCAGATCCCTGTGCTATATTATTATCCATTCCCTTTTGAAGAGCTCCAGATACCATTTCATCCTTTCTGAGAACTGAATTCTCATTTAGTTTGATCGTCGGAACTGGAGTATCGAATACCGTATCATTAGTCCCAATTTTATAAGGTTTTGGGGGGATTTTTCCTTGATCTAGTACCGCTATATCATCAATTAGTTTTTCTTCCCGTTTTACTTGAACTGAAAGGTCAAACTCTTTCAGTTTAATGTCTTTTTCATTTTTGTCCATGATCACATTAGTTTCTTCTGGACTCAACACCTTGTAACCAGCTTGTTTTAATTTCCAGTTAGCGTGACTCTCACTTCTTAATGTCCTTCCTTCGAATTTCTGACCAACCTTGATGGTGATAACTTCTCCATCTTTCTCTGCGGCAATAACATTTTTAGAGGTGATGGATTTACCAAGATCGACCTGCTCACTTTTTGCTGAACTTAGTTCTGATTCCATCTTATCACCGATATCTTGTTCTTTCTTCAGTGTAGATTTCTTCTCTTTAGACTCAATTTCCTCTGCATTATCACCCCCAAAGAAACTAGATATCGCACCATACATATCAGCTGGAAATAGTGCTTTAGCTATCGTTTTAGCTAAATTTATAGGATTAAAAAACGATACAATTTCTTTAATAGCATCCCCCACAGCAGAGAACATACCAGATATTTTTGATACAACTTTGGAAAACATCGACTTAACTCCGTCAAACATTTTCCCTACAAATGAGACAACATCATCCCAATATGTGAACACTAATCCACCGACAGCAAGACCCGCTAGGACTGCCCATCCTGCAGGGGTGGTGATTAAAGGTAACAAGAACCTAGCACCGAGGCTCATTAAGAATTTTCCAGCCTTACCAAATTTCGCCATTATATTTTTGAGTATTCCTTTTAGACCACCGCTTTTCGTTTTTGTAGGTGATTTTTTATCTGGGGTTCCGGCTGAACGTCGTCCCATAACACTTTCGGCTATCATTCCCCCAGCTCCTTCTGTTACTACATCTTGAATAGTTGACATAATTCCATCAACGCCATCTTCAACCACTGTTTTATTCTTATCGCTGCTACCAGTAGCAGTAGTAAGAACACCACCAATTCCAATTTTAGAACCTGCCCCAGCAGCTTCTTCTGCAGCAGACGTTCTATTGTCAGCTTTAAATTGAGATTTATCTGTTTTTAATTGTTCTACAGATAAATCTCTTATATCTTCGAGTATCGGAGTGAGACCTTCTATACCCTCAACCATACGAGACAATTGAGTTGCTTCAAATCCAAATTTAATTTCAGAGGGTTCTGTTTCAAGTTTTTTAAGTTCTACTGCAGTTTTTAATTTATTGGAATTATTCTTTATATCAATCGCAACTTCTTTTTCTTTTTCGGCAGCAACCTCAAGTCTTCTCTTTTTTGATATAGCGTAATGACCAGCCTCAGCAGCTTTTTTCATGAGGAACCCCTTTAGCCACGCTTGAGGATCGGCGGATATTTCCATGGCTTTATCTTTTAATTTATTACGTCTTTCCTCCCATAGATCTGCATCCTCTTTTATTTTTTGGAGTTGCTCTTGCTTATCCTTTTCTTTTGATATTTCTAATTTATCTTGATCTATAGCCATGCGAATATCCTATTTTTGAGTCTGACGTTTTTCGTTTTCGGTATTAATATAATTAACTAACATAGCAACGTATATATCTCTTTCCCAAGGTATCATATTTTCAATGTCAGATAAACTATAATTGTGGTGTTGCATCATGGCAAAATTAGTTTTAAGATATGAACCTAAATTTGAGTGGGAAAGAGCCATTAGAAAAAAGAATCAAGCCCTTCAAGTTTAACTGTCGATTTAATCTTTGTCTTAGGATTTATCACATCTACAGAAATTCCTATTTTTGGAATATTTTCAAAAAAACTAACAATAAGTTGAAGCTGTTTTTGGGTCATACTTTCAACAAATTTAGAAATTTCATCTTTTGAAAAATCCACAGCATCAAAAACTGTATCACCATCATAGATGGATTCAATTAGATCGCCAACAACATCAACCGTAGAACCTTCAGTTTTTGTATTGATGCCGGGATATTTCAAAATAATCCCAACGGATTCGTCAAGTTTTATAATATTAGAATTCTTCTTTGGTTTTTTACAGGTAATATCATCTAGATTAACTGTCACTTCCGCATAAGTTTCTTTATCGTCTGGGCAAAGTATCTTTATGTCAACAGATTCGCCTATACTCTTAGATCTTAATTTTAAAAATAAATACTCAACATCAAATGCCGGCATCATCTTAGCGTCAAGTTTATTGAATGTACAATTTTCTATAATTTGAGATACCGCTAATATTCGTTCCTTTTCTTCTCCCGTTTCGTTAGCTATCATTAATAGTTTTTCTTCTTTAACTAGAAATGAACGAAATTTAATTTTTTTCGAGTTTGATGGTAAAGTCAATTCATATGTTGGTACTTGTAATACTGGTAAAGCCATAATTTTTCCTCACAGATTATTTAGAATTTATTTCCGAATCCCAATGTGTATAATGAAATGTTACCGACAGTTTTTGGAGTGCATTAGCGGAACTCCAATCCATTGTCATAGGTGCAATTGCTTTAGGATATGCTCCATATAAAGTAGTTTTATATGTCCAATCGTTATCTCCTGTTAAGAGAGAATCGTCCAATGTGTGTTTCAATTGATAGATTTCTATTGTAGTAGAATAATCATTATAATAATAGGGTTGACCTGCGGATTTATGATAAGTTATTTCCATCCAATTATCGAAAAACTTCTTCTGAAACATATCTTCCGCTACATAAAAAGATGCAGATTGAGTAGCATATGCGAAATCTTTGACAATATCATATGGGAAATCTGTTGCAACGGATGCTGTTAAGGGAATACTCGCCACATCAGGTAGAGATGTAGAATCGCAAAGCATATTAACAATACCCAAATCTCTTGGTGTAAATTTTGAGTTAAAATCCACAGATCCGCCGGATGATGTACCGGATGGTAATATTCTAAATCTGAAATGGGCCGAACGAGCAAAACCCCAAACGTGAGTGTTGGAGACAAATTCATCGAGTTTACCCCGTCTTCCAAGCTCCTCCTTTTGCCCGAAGAATTGATTGTATAAATTACCTAGTGTTTCAATTCCCCCATAAACTTGAGAACCGATTGAATAACCTTGAGTTAATATTGACATATCTAACCTATCATTTTCCTTGAATCTGAATGAACTTTAGCTGCTGTAGCACCTTTAAATCTAGCAGTCGGGAGAAATGTCGCTATTTCCCAAAGATCTGCGGAGAGGAATTTTATTTCCGATTCAACCTTATGTATCAGATAGTGTTTAAAACACGGTTTGAATAATCCCATTTTAGCTGAACCTTTTAAAAAATTATAAGATGCTCGAAACCTAGATGATTCATCAAATTTCTTATTATTTGTTATAGTTATTAATTGATCGAGGAACTTAGCTCTCAGAGGTATAGGGAGATAATGAAGATTCATACCATAAAATCCTTTATGAGCTTTTCCTACCATAATGATCAGGGGAAATCTATCATAATACGGAAGTGTTGCTTTATGTTTAGGATCGTAAAAATATGTATACATTCTTCCTGGAGCAGGACGAGTTCTTCTTTCAAGATTTTTATCATTTAAAATATCATCAGATTTAACTCTAATACCACGTAGCTCGGATCTAAACCAATCTCGCGACTGCTTAGTCTGTGCTGGTATTTGCTTTTTATAAGCCTTTGCTTGTAGTCTGTCGAATAATGATTCCATACTACTATTTATATCACTTTATACCCAAATCTGTTTCATCTAGAACTCGAAATGTATATCCGTATTTTTTACACCAGAGTTCTGCTGCTTCCCATTTAGCTTGGTTCACCGCATAAGTTTTAACTTCTTTAATATATTTTATCCTATTATTTGATTTCTTTGGTCGCTTTCGCTGAGATCTCGGTTTCACCTCAATAATATATTTTATTATATTACCAGCGGCATCTTTTATCTTAGCATAAAAATCTGTAAAGTATCTATGAAACCTGTTATCAAGGGGAGAGAGATAAGGTATAATAATTTCTTCTGAATTCCATTCAAGTACAGCATCTGTGGTATCAAGGTATCTCATCATCTTGAGTTCCCAAGAACTTCTATATTGAATGTTACCACGAGCCCCTTTATATTTTGATGCATTGATAAGCCGATATCGACCCTGATAATATTTACTCATTGGAATATTTATATAAATAATGGTAACTAATATAGGAAAATGATATGAGTACCGGGACTGCAGAACTTCTTAGATTTCCAGAAAATATAACAACAGATTACCCCACGTGGGTTAAGTACGAAATATGGGATTTCGTCCCTATGGGGAAGAAAGGCGGGAGTGCAAGTAATACAAATACTCACTTTGGGGTAAATGTAGCTAAATCAAGTAACACTTCAATAGCATTAGGGTCGGATGCACAGGTAGAAATTACTGAAAATCAATCTTGGAAACAAGAAGCAGTAGGGGGTATTATAGATCAAATGTCTAGTCAATTGGTTGCAGGATTGTTAGGTGGCAGTGCAGAAGGTTTACAGGGTCTTAGTGTTGATGCTACCGTAAGTGCCGGCGTAGACCTTGCTAAAAAGAAATTATCCAGTAGTGGTTTAACCGGTGAAGCAATAACAGATAAAATGGCACTTAAATATGATGGTCCAGATGGATCTAGAACTTTTTCTATGAATCATAAGTTTGTTCCTCGTAGCAAAAAAGAATCCAACACAGCAAAAGATATTTTAAAGTTATTTCGTAAATATTCTTCTCCAAGCGAATCTAACTCTAAGATTGGGGGTGTAGCAGAACCATTCTTCACATCATATAAATTCCCATCATTATTTAAAGTTATTCAAATGGCGGGGAATAATATTAATCTAAATTACCCGAAGTACGATCTTTGCTATTGTAAATCTGTTAATGTAAAGTATGGTGATGATGGGGGTAATACATTCTATGGAGACAATTCTCCTGTATCATTTGAAATCACTTTGTCATTTGAAGAAATAGCCAAGACCACTCAAGAAACAATAGAAGAGGGATTTTAATTATGTATTTTAGTTCACATCCAACTATAAAATATGGTAATGATAAGGTTATTGATATATTTCACAGATTGACACTGATTAAACCCAAATTAGATAATGGTGTAATGCTTGAATTATATGATATAAAAGATTCGGAGTCACCAGAAATTCTAGCTTACAATAAGTACGGATCTACCGAATTGCATTGGGTAATATTATTAATTAATAACATAGTCAACGTTTCAAATGATTGGCCAATGACTATACGGGAATTTAATAAATTTGTACATGAAAAATATACAGAACCGGGTGGAGTACATCATTATGAAGATTCTGATGGAGATGTGGTTAGTATTACTACCGATTACCCAGTTTCTAATTATACCTACGAAGAACGTATTAATGACAATAAAAATAAAATAAAATTATTAAAACCCGAGTATATTGAATCTTTTGTGGAAGAGTTTAAAGCATTGTTATGATAACTTTATATGACGATCTATCTGAGAATAATGAGTTAGAAGAACCCGGGCAGTTTGATCTCTTTAAAGTTATCATAACAACAAAGGTCGGACATGTTGATATTAAATCTATGGTTGAATCATTTAACCTATATGAATCTATATTCAAAACATTTGTTACGGGCGACATAACATTATTGGATAGAGTGGGATTTGCTAATACATCAAATATCACGGGTACTGAACCTGTATATATCGAATTTGGAACAAAGGGTTCTACATTCAGAATAAAATCTTCCTTCATAGTTACAAAGATAAAAAATAAAGAAAAAATTAACGAAAATACCTCGAGATACACATTATCTCTAGTTGCCCCAGAAATGTTAACTGATGCTAGGACTAAAATTTCTAGATCTTTTGACGGTAAGTATTCTGATATGGTTAAGGATATATACACCGATTATTTGAGTTCGGGTAATCCTCTATGGTTAGAAGAAACCCACAATAATAACAGAACAATTATTCCGAATAAATCCCCAGTAGATGCTATTAATATGATAGCACAATTTTCGTTAGCAAAAACTGCGGCTAATGCAAACTTCTTATTTTTTCAAACCACTAAATCATTTCATTTTAGATCTATTTCAGAGATGATCCGGAATGATTCGATTAAACCAGAGGGGTTAACCTTTCGTGTTGAAAAAGAACGGCCGTCTCTCGATGTACCCATCTCAGAAAAATTTACAAGAGCTATAGAATTTGAAATTAAATCCAATGGAGACATCCTTAGACATACTGCAATAGGTACATACGGTTCTTCATTAATTAAACATAATCTTAGATCAAAAAATTGGAGGAAAGTTCCTTTCTCTTTTCATGAGGTATTCAAGTTCGGCACGAATACAAAATTCATAAAAATAAATGATTATCCGGCTTCACCAGATGGACCAGTAACAGAGGACAAGAAAAATTTATCAGATTTCCCTGAGTCATATGTTAATATGGTATCTGGGTCTGAGGAACATCAATATCAAACGTATTATGATACAGCACAGTTTGATAAACTCGATTATGAGAATACCATTCTTCAGCGTAAATCCGAAATGAATTCGATGAATTTACAACGAGCGAAATTAACAATTCCTGGAATGTCAGGTCTTCAGGCGGGGGATGTTATTTCTATGTTTGTACCTAAGCCCAAAGCTTCTTCAGGATTAAGTGGAGAGAGTATAGAAGAGGATAAAACAGTTTCGGGGAAATGGTTAATAGAATCTATTGCACATCAAGTATCAGAAAAATATTACTGTGAATTAATGATAATAAGGGATTCTGTTCCAAATTCACAAAAAGAATATAAGGAATTTAATTATCCAGATTCAACGCCAAAAATAATAGATGTATCACCTATGGGTTCTTCAAACAAATAAAAAAAGGGGGTGAATTAACACCCCCAGTATTATCCTACAAAGTACTTGTTATTATATTGTTGTTATAGGATTCATTGATGTGAAATAGTTATATTTCCATGTTACAGCAAATTCTTCTACTGCATCATTTGAGTCGTAAGCGAGTTCAACTGGCGCTATCACAGACGGCCATAACCCAAAGAAATTATAACTTTTCAGTCTAGTTCCATTACGATCAAGTTGATGAACTTCAGCAGAGGTTTGATATAATAATGGATTAGTTACATTAGTCACTTCGAGAAGTGTTCTATCCATTCCATCAATCCATCTTTCAA